AGAAGTATCAAATAGTGTACTTAATACAAAAAGGTTTATACAGGATAGATTAACTACTGGAGGATATTAATGGCTAATGTTCTCAGAACTGTATATACCAACTTTTCAAGTGGTGAACTTAATCCCTTATTAAATGCACGAACTGATGCTTCAGCATATTTTAATGGAGCAAAGACATTAAGAAATTGGTATCTATTAGATGAAGGTGGATTAATGCGTAGACCTGGAACTACATTTAAAGCACAGTTACCAGGTGAATCAAGAATACTACCTTTTATATTTTCAAATGATGAGATGGCAGTATTTGCTTTATCTAATAATAGATTAGATGTATTTGATAGTACTGGTGCAAGTGTACAATCAAACATTACAAGTAATTGTAATTGGACTACAGCACAGTTATTTGAACTAAACTATGCACAGTTTGGTGATACAGTATTTATAGTTCATAGAAATAATCCAATAGTAAAAATAGTTAGAACATCTGCATCTAATTTTTCTGTAAGTTTATTTGAGTTCGAAGAAAATGAAACTGTATCTGTTGGAGGAGTAAACAAAACAACACAACCATTTTTTAAATATGCAGATTCAAGTATATCAGTTACTTTGTCTGCTCATGCAACTGGAACAGGAAGAACATTAACAGCTAGTTCTGGTTATTTTACAAGTGCATATGTAGGAACATATTTATTAGTAAATAATAAACAAGTTAAAGTAACAGGCTTTACAAGTGCTACAGAAATAACAGTTACAGTTATAGAAGATGCAGTAAGTAATGGTCCGCATTTTGTTTGGGCAGAACAACTTATATCTTCTATTAAAGGTTTTCCACAAGCAGTAACATTCCATGATAACAGATTATATTTTGGTGGTATCAAAGATAAACCAGCAGCAGTTATAGGATCTGTAGTAGGAGAATATTTTAATTTTGATATAGGTTCAGGAAATGCTAGTGATGCAATAGATGTAACAATAACAGCTGATAGAATAAATGAAATAAGACACTTAGTATCTTCAAGAAATTTACAAGTATTTACTGATGGAGGAGAGTTTTTTGTTCCAACATCTACAGATACATCAGCAGTAACACCATCCAATATAGTTTTTATGAGGCAAACTCCATACGGATGTAATAGAGCAAGACCAGTAATATTTGATGGAGCAACTTTATATGCACAAAAAAATGGAAAAGCCATAAGAGAATATCTTTTTTCAGATGTAGAATCTGCATATGCCTCTACATCTATTTCTATATTAGCATCACAAGTAATTGATAATCCTGTAGACATGACAATGATTACAGGAACATCTACAAGACCAGAACAGTTTGCATTTTTTACAAATACAAATGGCACATTAGCTTTATTTCATAGTATTAGATCTGAAAAAATAGCTGGATGGACAGCATGGAGTACTAGAGAAGGTGATAAATATACAAGTATTACAGCAGTAAATGAAAATTTATTTACAGTGGTAAAAAGATCTATAGGAGGTTCTACTATATATACTTTAGAAAAGTTTGCTGATGATGATTCATTAACATTAGATTGTTCTGGTGTTACAACTTTAAATCAACAAGGTTCACCTAAAGTAAATGGTGGTAGTCAGTCAGGATCAACCCTGAATGTAGATGGATATACATCAGCTCCTAATCCTAATGATATTATTACAATAGCTGGTAACAGTACAGAATACACTATTCAGACTGTAAATGCTACATCATCTGGGTTTACATTAGTTTTAAATCAGGCACTTGCTGCAACTCCATCAGATAACGCAGTAATAACAATAGTACAAGGTAGACTACATAATACTCCAGCACACTTGACATCTACTTTAGTTTATGCTGTTGATGGTACTATGGCATTAGGAACATTTACTACTACAGGATCAAATACTATTACTTTAAATGAAGCTCATGCTGCTGGAGTAGATATTGGATTTAGTTTTAGTCCTGAGTTAGAAACAATGCCTATTGATAAAGAAGTACAAACTGGTCCATTAACAGGAGAGTTTAAAAGAATATCAAGAGCAGTTATAGATATATCTGAAACATTAAATGTAGCATTACAAGCATCAGATAAAACTGCAAAAAATTTAGTTATTAGACAAGTAGACTTTGATGTAGCTCAATCGGTGGCGAGTGTTACTGGTAAAAAAGAGTTTTATTTTTTAGGATATGATAGATCCCCTACAGTTAAAATTACACAAACAGAACCATTACCTTTAAAATTATTAGGAATGGCATTGGAGGTAGTATATTAATGGCGGCAATAACACCAGCAACTATGTTTATGATTTCTGCTGGAATTAGCACAGCTGGAGCTTTGATGCAACTATCAGCTCAAAGAGCTGCTGCTAAAGAAATGACTAGAAGATATGAACAAGAATCAAAGATAGCAGAGTTTGAAGGATTACAAGCAGAACTTAATAGAAGGAGAGAAGTAGAACAAATACTTGCAAACAATAGAGCAGTTAAGGGTGCAAGTGGAGTAGGGGAAAGTAGAAGTTTTTTAGCTATCCAACAAGATGTTAGAGATGTATTAGATAAAGATTTATCTAATATAGCATTTAATACAAAAAAAATTGTAACATCATATGATCAAGCTATTTACAATGAAAAACTTGATGCAAGATATTCTACTATAGGAACAATGGTAGCAGCATCAACTAATATTATTAATGGTTGGCAATACCATGATATGTATAGAAAAGTAGGAGAAAAAACATTTGGAGAAAAAGTTTTAGGATTTAAGAATAGGATTATGCGTGGTTAAAATATCTAAAGTAAGTCCAACTACTACAGTATCACCATCATCTACAGCATCAAGAATGGGTGTTGTAAGTGTAAGTGTTCCTTCTATAAGTACCATTACTGGTACAGTAGCAGATCAATTAAACTCAATAGGTGAAGCACAAGCAAAACTTTATGATGCAAACTGGATGAATGATTACGAATTTAATACAGGAATGTATATAAATAATAAAGTAAGTGAAATTATACAGTCAGGCGAAAACCCAAACTTAGAAGCATTTACAACAGAAATGACTGCATATAATGATTCTGTATTAGCTAATGCACCTGAAAGATTAAAGATAGCAGCAGATGGTTATTTTCAACAAAAGTTTATTAATAGTTTTGAAATATTAAGAGATCAATCTAATGCTATTACATTTGCTGATGCAGAAATAAAATACAATACTTGGAGAGATAATATTATTGTAGATGAAGAAGATCATTTTTTGAAATTATCTTTAACTGCACCCAATCCAGAAGCTATGATGGATTCTATTCATGAGTATTCTGCTACAGTTTTAACAAGAGCATTAGCAGTAAATAAAGAAAAATATGAATCATTAATGCCTTTTAGTCAGGGTAAATACAATGAATCAACATTACAACAAACTGAATTAGGTTTATTAATTGAAGTAGAAGTAGCTAGAAACAATGCAATACTAAGATCATTTTATCAGAATATAGATATTACAAATCCTGAAGAAGTAGCAGCAGCAGATATGGCAGCTAATCAATATATTAATAATTATATAAAAGATAAGAATAATGTAAGAGGTATTAACTATAATATATTTAAAGATGAAACTGGTAAGTCTATAAGTGAACAAACAGTTAAAGGTATTATAGATGAATCAGAAAAATATTTAGGTCAATTAAGATCAGTTAATACTACTAAAGCAGTTAAACAAAGTGGAATGGTAAGTGCTAATAATTATAAAGATTACAAAGATCTTGATGATAATTTAAATAATTTATCTTATTGGGGTCCGAATAGTTTGTTTGTTATTAGAAATGATGATGCTGCACCAGGCTCACCAAATACATATAGAGAATGGACATTCAATGAATTTTTTGAAACTTATAAAGATAAATTTTCTGAGTCAGAAATTTATAATCTGTATGATGCTAATACAAAAAAGAACTTTGTAAAAAGATATATGGATGAAGCAATAGCAAATATAGGTGATCCTGAAGTAAGTTTTAAATCTTTAATACAAAGTAATAATTTTAAACAAATGAATATCGGTGCTAGTGAAGATGAATTAATGCAAGGATATTTACAATATGCTTTAGGTGATGATTATGTAGATTCACCTAGTTACTATGATAATGCAAGTAGAGAAACAAGAACACAACTTAATAATTTATTTAGAAAAGAACAATATGTACCTAATGGTATGGTTGCTTGGTTAAACGCAGTAAATCCAGCAAAAATGGAAGATACTCCATTAGAAGAATTACCTAATTTATTATCTAATAGATTAAGTACATATGCAAATATTACAAGTAATGGATTGATTGCAAACAATATAAATAAAAATGTATCTGCTATGTATGATGAGATGATTAATTTACAAACAAAAGGTTTTGATTTTCAAGAAATAGCACAACATTTTAAAAGAAAATCTAAATATACAGAAACAGAATTAACAAATATGAATAATGTTAATAAGAGTTTTCTTGATGAAAATATTGGTAATTACTCACAATATTGGATTGATTACTATGTGCAATCTCAAAAAGTAAGAAGAAAAGATATGATGACCATACAGTTTGGTGAAGATGGTATTACTACATATAAAGGTCAAGGATTAGATGAAACAAGTTTAGTTGCAGAATTAGAAGCTGAAGCTATGGCTATATATAAAAAATCATCAAGATTAATAGATGAAGTTATACAAAATAACACTTTAGAATATATGAATCTTATATCGAATGTTGATGATGATAACAATGATATACAAAGAAATTTAAATAAAGCAATAAGAAATGCTTTAGAAAATAGACATAAAGATAATTTTGGTACTAGTTCTTTTATGGATGATAATCCTGGTACAGCATATGTATATTTACCTATAACACAAATGCACAGTAATTTAAAAGAAAACCAAATAGGAGATGCACTTACTTCATATGTTTATAACAATGTTAATGCAATATTATCAGATCCAAATAATCAGTTATATGAAGATGTAGCAAGTCAGTTTTCTGTTGGTGGTCAAGTAGAAATACCAAACCATCAAGAAATTAGAGAATTAATACAACAAGGAAATATATATGTTACAGCTGTAGATAATGGTTTTACTGGTATATCCACAATGTATGAAGTTCATATAGCAAATTCTGGTACACAGTTTGATGAACCATATGGGTACGATATGTTAAACCATTTAAGTTTTGATGGTAGTTATTTTAATCCAAGTATATATACAGGCATAGTTGGACAAGATGGTCAGTTTAAACCTGGTGTTTTAACAAAAGAATTTTTCAAAGATTTAGTAGATGGCAATTTAGTTCTTGATGGTGATATGCAAGATATGATTCAACAAAAGTATTTAGGTCCAATACTAAGAAAACTAAAAGGTGGAGAGAATGTAGATAAATTATATTCTGAATTACTATTCCAATTATACACAGGACAGCAAGTAGATTTTAGAGATATAGGAAAATAATGGGTAGACCATTTATAAAAGACGAAGATCCAAATAAAAAAAGCAAACCTATTATCCAAAAAGATAAAGGTCCATTAGAAGAATGGAGAGAAAGTAAAAATGAATTTTTTGATTACTTTGGTAATCCTGACAAAGTATGGAGATCTTTATCAAATAGAACTGTTTTAGGTATACCTGAAAATATAGCAAAGTATAAAGACTTTGATGATCAAACAGATGAAGATTATAATCCCTATACAGATCCTTTATTATCAGATTATTTTGAATTAATACCTACACATTTTTTTGATTCTAGAAGTAAAGCAGAAACTATAGCTAGAATTAATAATTTAAAACAAAAAATAGATGATCAGAAAAATCCATATTTTAATTCTGTAAGTTTAGTTAGTGAGATATTTCTAGATCCATCATCTATATTAATATTAAGCAAACCATTAAGATTAGCTATGATGGGAGAAAAATCTAATAGATATTCTAAAATAGGTGGTTTATTAGCAGCAGAAGAAACATTAAAACAATTTACTGATAGAGATAGAACTACAGCAGATGCAATAGTAAGTGCATCTATAGCTGGTGTTTTACATAAATTAAGCCCTGTATTATCTAAGTATGACAAAAGAAGTAATGTGTATAGAAATGATCCTGATTTTAAAGGTACAACAATAGACCTAGATGATTTAGCTGATGCTACAAAAACAGAAGTAGGTATATCTGGATTAATAGGTGGACCTAAACCAAAACCAGTAAAACCAGGAGTTACTAAAAATGTAACTGATTACATTAAAGTAATGAAAAATGAATACCCAAATCTAAATATTGTCATTGGTCAAGGAGTAGGAAAAACAAGACCAGATGGAAAGTATGTACCAGCATTTTATAATAAACAAACAGATACTATTATTCTAGATATAGATGGCATTAAAGATATGTACAAGCAAGGGAGACCTTTCAAAAATGTTAAAATGGCTGATGGAATAGTACAAGGTTTTAAAAAATCAGATTTTAAAAATATAGATGAGTTTGTAAGTTTTGTAATGAGGCATGAGTTTGCTCATAAAGTATTTAAACAATATCCTAAAGAAACTAAAGCTGCTTATGAAAACAGAATAAACAAAATAGCATATGATCAAATATTAGATAATAGAAAAGGTATAGTTCATAAAGGTTCTACTATGTTAGATGATTATAGAATCATAGAAAGAGAAGGTAGAAACTATGCAAACTATAATAATGAATTAACTAAACAATTAAATTGGGATGATTTTAGATATAAAAAAACTGGACTAGGTGTAGAAAGATTATCGTTTCTATCCCCATTAGATTATTTTGTAAATACAGGAAGTAAGAGTAGCAAAGAATATGCTATTAATATGGTAACTAGTCCGTTGTATTTTGAGTTTACAAAAAAACATTATGGTACACCATTATCAGCAGAAACAGTTAGAAATATGGAACACCTTCCAAAACTAGCAGATGCTATAGAAGAAGGATATAGAACAACAGCTAAAATTATACAAAGAATATCTAAAGACAAAGTAAAACCAAAAACAAAAGTAGGTATGAAATTTAGTAAATACATGACACCAGAAGATGTATTTAAAGAAACATTTTATGCTATGTTAAATGGAAAGAAACATGAAGTTTCAGAGATAGCTGCATATGCAGAATATATTAGTTCTAATTTTTATGATGTATTTGCAAGAGAAATAAACAACCTTGCTTTATATATGCTAGAGCCAATAAAAAGACAAGATTTTGCACAAGGTTTAGTTGATAGTATGAGAAACTCAAAAGTAAAAAGCAGAACTATTAGAGAAACTGGAGAAACCTGGACATTAGCAGAAGCAGAAAAGTTTTTAAAAAATGCAAACTTAGATGTAGAACTAGCTAATTTTTCTAAGATACAAAATTATGTAAACATAAATTATAAACATGATCAAATAGCTTTAAGATTTGCTGAGTTTGAACCTTTAATGAGAAGATTACTTGCAGATATAAAAGTAAAAGGTAAACCTAAATTTGATCCTGAAGATATAGATGACATCATCAATGGTTTTAAAAACTATGCACCAAATAGTTTTCCTAAAGTACCAAGAAATATTGCACCTACAAATGTATATAAATTAAAAAATAGCTATCACTCAAAACATTTAAAACAAAGATATTTGAAAGGTATTGACTATAAAGCATTAGCTAAAGCTGGTTTTATAGAAGATAACATGGAAATGAATATGTCTTTATATTTCAGATCTGTAGGTCCAGACATAGCTGTAGCAAAAAAGTATGGAGATCCTTATGCTTTTGGATGGTTTTATGAAGATGGTAAAACAGGATATGCACCAGGATTACAACAAATGTATGATGAATTTTTTAGAAAAACACCTAATCCAAATAAATCACAATTAGATAAATTTAATGATGAAATTATAAAAGCAGAACATTTAAGAGAACTAGTTAAAAATAAATATGGTATACCTGATAATCCTAATAGTTATTTTTTTAAAGGTGTTACTATGATGAAAGTATTTAATAACTTAACTATGCTAACTGGATTTTCACAAGTAGCAGATATAGGTAGAGTTTTAACTGTAGATGGTTTGTTAAATACAAGTAGAAAATTAATTCAAGCATTTAGTAATGGTAATGGTAAATCAATATTTAAAGCTGGATTAAAAGAAGGAAGATTAGCTGGTCAAATGTGGGATACAACTATTGCTTGGTCTAGAGCTAACATTATATCAGGTAATGATTTCCTACATTCTAGTTTTACTGGTGCTGAAAAATTATTCCAAGAAGCAAATCAAGTTATGTTTCAATATGGAAATATGCAAAATCCTTGGAATGTTGTTGTTAAAACTGCATCAACAATTATGGCACAAACTAAACTACTAGATATTATTGAGAGATTAGCAAAAGGTAAAAGTGTTAAAAACTGGGAAAGAGAATATGTAGCATCATTAGGTTTTGGTAGTGCCACAAAAAAAGAAATGGCATCAATAATTAAAGTAAATGAGTTGTATCAAAAATATGGTAATGGTAAAGGTACAAGTAGTGGTCCATTAACAAAAGACCATGATTTATTAAAGTTTCCTAATACTGACCTATGGATTAATAGTGTTGATGATTTAGATGCTGCTATGAAATTTAGAGCAGCTTTATATCAAGAAGTAGATAATATAATAGTTACACCTTCACTTGCTGATGCTCCGCTTATAGCTAATACTTTAGGTGGATCATTGATATTTCAATATAAAAAATTTGGTATGTCTTATACCAGGAGAGTGTTATTAAGAGGATTACAAGCACAAGATGGTAGATTTATACAATCATTAGCTGCATTAACCTTATTGGGTATGATGATAGATGCAATTAGATCTAAGCAAACTGGAGCACCTTATGATAATAAAACATTATCAGAAAAGGTATTAGATGGTGCAGAAAGAGGAGGTATTGGTGGTATATTTACTGATATAGATAGAATTATGATGGCATTATCAGACAATAAAGTAGGTATTAGACCTCTGTTATTAGGTATACAAAGACCTTATGGTACATCATTAAAAAGAAAAATGGGTTCTATAACACCTACAGGATCAAGTATTGGAAACATTATGGAAATAATATATGACTGGGGTAGAGGCAGACATACACATCATACTGCCAGAAGAATAAGAAGGGCAATACCCTATAACAATGTTTGGTACGCAGATTTTTTATTTGATAAACTAGAGAAAGGATTATATTAGTAAATCATGGCATTAGCAATATCAGATACATCACCTAGAATACAATATACAGCAACTGCTGGGCAAACCTCATTTACTGTACCATTTGAGTTTTTTGCTGATGCTGATTTAACAGTCATTAAAACATCTGTATCTGGTGGTGTAGATACTACATTAACACTTGCATCTAGTCCTTCTAGTGCTACACAATATTCCGTTACTGGTGCTGGTGTATCAGGAGGTGGATCTATTACCCTCGGTGCTGGTGCTACTGTTAATGATAAATATACTATCCTTAGAAACTTAGCTGTATCAAGAACATCAGATTTCCCAGTATCTGGTAACTTTCCTATAGAAACACTTAATACTGAGTTAGACAAAATTGTTGCTATGATCCAGCAAAATGAAAGAGATAATAAATTTTCTCCACAAGCTAAATCATCTACATCAACTGCATTTAATTTAACATTTCCAGAGTTAGTAGCAAACAAACTATTAACTGTAAATAGTGCTGGAAATGGATTAGAATTTTCACAAGAGATAGGCACATTTAAAGGTAACTGGTCAGCCAGTACTGCATATGTAGAAAGAGATTTAGTTAAAGATACATCTACAAACAATATATTTATTGTTAATACTGCACATACATCAACTGGTAGCCAACCATTAACTACCAATGCTAATAGTGCTAAATATGATTTAATAGTAGATGCAGCATCAGCTACTACTTCAGCTACAAATGCTGCTAGTTCAGCTACAGCTGCCGCATCAAGTGCAACTACTGCATCTGGACACGCAACTACAGCAACTACCAAAGCTGGAGAAGCTGCAACTTCTGCTACTAATGCAGCCAGTTCTGCAACAGCAGCTGCTAGTTCGGCTACTAGTGCTAGTGGTTCTGCCACAACTGCAACTACTAAGGCTAGTGAAGCAAGTACAAGTGCAACTAACGCAGCATCATCCGCAACCTCTGCTGCAAGTTCTGCTACGACAGCAACGACCAAAGCAAGTGAAGCCTCAACCTCTGCAAGTAATGCTGCTACTTCTGCAAGTACAGCTACAACTCAAGCTACAACTGCTACAACCAAAGCTACTGAGGCTGCTACATCAGCTACGACAGCAACTACACAGGCAACTACAGCTACTACAAAGGCAAGTGAAGCCGCTACATCAGCAACAAACGCAGCTACATCTGCTACATCAGCTTCGACATCTGCTACTAATGCTGGTAATTCAGCTACCGCAGCCGCAAATTCAGCTGCCGCAGCTGCAAACTCATTTGATGATTTTGATGATAAATACTTAGGAAGTAAGACTTCCAATCCTACTACAGATAATGATGGTAATGCTTTAGTATCTGGTGCTTTATACTTTAATTCAACTGCTAATGAAATGCGTGTATATGATGGTGCAAACTGGATTGCTGCATCATCTGCTGGTACTGCATCTTTAATAATTTATGAATATACAGCAACCTCTAACCAAACTACTTTTAGTGGTAGTGATGATAACTCAGCAACTCTTTCTTATAGTGTAGGTAATTTACAAGTTTCTTTAAATGGTGTCTTACTAGACTCTGGTGATTTTACAGCTACATCAGGCACATCTATTGTATTAGGTAGTGGTGCAGCAACAGGAGATTTATTAACTGTTTATGCCTTTAAATCATTTACAGTCGCAGAACTAAATGCCAACAATCTTAATGATGGTATTGTACCAATAGCAAGACTAGGAACTTCTGGTACAAAAGATGCAACCACATTTCTAAGAGGTGATAATACCTTTGCTACTGTTACCTCTACCACAATCAATAACAATGCTAACAATAGATTAATTACAGGCAGTGGTACTGCTAATACCTTAGAGGGTGAAGCCAACTTAACCTTTGACGGAACTAATTTAAAATTACCTGATAGTAAAAAAATTCAATTTGGAACTGGTGGAGATATGTCAATTTTCCATGACGGCACAAATTCTATTATTGCTGAAGAAGGTGGCGGAGATTTGTATGTTCAAAATAATGCTAACTTTGAAATTTTAAATGAAGCAGGTAATGAAGTAAAAGCTAAATTTATAACTGACGGAGCAGTAGAACTTTATCATAATAATGTTAAGAAATTTGAAACCACATCTACTGGTGTAACTGTAACAAGTAGTGACCCTGTTCTAGCTTTATACTCTAGTGGTTCAAATCGAAATACTCATATTTACATGGGGGATAGCACAGATGCTGATGCAGGCAAAATAAGTTATGATATTGCTCAAGACAAAATGCAGTTTTCTACAAATGGTTCACATAGATTCACTGTAGATAATTCTGGTCATATAGTTCCCGCAACTACAAACACCTACGACTTAGGTTCATCATCTCTCGTATGGAGAAACATCTATACCTCTGACTTCCACATGAGCAACGAAGGTTTAGACAAAGGAAACGATATAGACGGAACAAAAGGTTCTTGGACTTTCCAAGAGGGTGAGGAGAACTTGTATCTCATCAATAATAAAAATGGCAAGAAATATAAATTTAATTTAACGGAGATAAAATAATGGCTTTTATATCTAACGGAACAACTGTTGCTAGTGGTGGCTCATTGCAAAATGTTCCCGCTCCAACTAACTCTCAGATTTTAACAGGAGTAGCTAGTCCACTTTGTGGTGCAGTAGGGGGTTATTTATTTGCAAGAATTAACTCTACTAAAAACCCAGATAATACATTTTCTGGAAACAATGATGATTTTAAATATGGTGGTAAAAACAATCAAAATATACCTTCAGGAACTTATAGAATAATGGGTAAAACTCATACATCTGACGGTGATATAGAAAGACTTACTGTAGTCTTGAGGATTTCATAATGACAGAATTTACTTGTATATTGATAGACGCAAAAAATCCTAAATGGGCTAATGCACAAAATACTTTAATCGAAGTAGAAGCTAAATGGGAACATCTGGAAGAAGAAGGTTATCTTCCTTTTGCTGCTAATCCAGAAGATATTGAAGCTCATGGCAGAGATTTATATCAAAGATGTGTAGATGGTGAGTTCGGCACAATCGCTGAATATGTAGCACCACCAGAACCAGAAGTAACAGAGGAGCAACCAAGTGAGTAAAACAAGAAACCTATCCGATTTATTAGATGCTAATGGTGATGTTAAATCTAGTGCGTTAGATAATGTACCCGCTAGTGATGTAGTTAATGATACCTCACCACAGTTAGGTGGTGATTTAGCTTCTAATGGTCATGATATTCTTATGGCTGATAGCGATAAGATAAAACTTGGTACAGGAACTGACCTAGAATTTTATCATGATGGAAACGACAGTTACATACAGAATGATACTGGTGGTTTATTTATATTAGGTAACAATGCTGTTCAAATAAAAGATGAAAGCAATTCAAAATTTATTGCAAAGTTTGTTGAAGATGGTGCTTGTGAACTTTATCACAATAACTCCAAAAAAATAGAAACCACATCTGGTGGTGTTACAATTACAGGAACTGCAACTGCTACTGCTTTTAGTGGTGATGGTTCTGCATTAACCAATGTACCAGCTGGTGTTTCTGATGTTGATATAGTAGTGGTTACTTCTTCTGGAACTTATACTCCGACTTCTGGAACTAAGTTTGTTAGAGTTTATGCTACAGGCGGTGGCGGTGGTGGCGGTGGTGTTGTTCCTAACAGTTCTGATAGATTTCTTGCTGCTGGTGGGAATGGTGGAAACACCGCAGTTAAAGTTTTTACAGCCACAGAATTAGGAGCAGACGCATCAATAAGTATTGGTTCTGGTGGTTCTGTAAGTCAAAATGATGGTGGTAATGGTGGAGATACAAGTTTCAATCCAGCGGGAACTGGTGCTACTATAACAGGAACTGGTGGTTATGGCGGTAAAGCCTGTAAGACTGACGGTTATTCAATGCATAGTGAAGAACAACACACAAGCACAGGAAATGGCGACTACAATCATTTTGGGGATTTTGGCAGACATGCTTTTAGAAAAAATAATAGTTCTAGCACTTTTGATATAAGCGGAGCGGGAGGTAGAAGTTATTTTGGCAGAGGAGGACAGCCAATCGCAAATGACATATCTTCATCTTATGCTACTGCTGGAAATGCTGGTACTTTTGGCGGTGGTGGTGGCGGTGCTGCTGTAAAAAATAATAATGGTTCAAACAGAAATGGTGGCGCTGGTGGTGCTGGTGTAGTGGTTATAGAGGAGTACGCATAATGGCTAAAGTATGTATTTTAAATTCAACAAGTAATGTCGTAGAAAATATCTGCGAGGTAGCTGATATTAATAATATCCCAAGTTTTTTAGCTCAAGAAGGACAAGTTATTGCTACTGACCATACAGGAAATATAAATGATGTTTGGAATGGTTCTTCTTATGATGTTCCTAACAATGTAGATAATAAAACTGACCAACAAAAGTGGTTTTATATCAGAGAAAGAAGAAACAAACTTCTAGCAGAAACAGATTATTATGCTCTATCAGATGTCACTATGACAACTGAGATGAGTAACTATAGACAACAATTAAGAGATTTACCTACATCTACATCTAATCCAGATGATGTGGTATTTCCAGAGAAACCATAATGTGTGAATTTTGTAACGGTGAATGTATTTGTAGGTAATGCCTTCTCTATCTGAAAAGACAGAAATAGGATTACCTCTTAAAAATCTATTAGGATTATTAGGTATTACTGCAACAGCAGTATGGGCTTATTTTGGTATTATTGAAAGACTAAATAATATAGAAACTAGAGCCACTCTATTTGAAGCTGATCTTGTAAAGAATGCAGATCAAACTCCTATAGATCAGGAACAGTTTATGTTATTAGAATTTGTATCAGACCAAGTAGAAGGTATGTCAGAAGATTTAGAAAATATGGCACATAACAAAGTAAACATTATGAGATTACAAACTGATATGGAAAAAGCATTAAATGACATTGAAGAATTAAAAGATAAAATAAGAGCAGCCAATGGTTACTAAAGTTATTATAGCATTACTATTGTTTTCACAAGGCACTATGATTGAACATACTGTTACTGATGGTGTAAAAGATTGCCTTGAAAAAAAAAGAGTTATGGAAAGAAATATGTCAGATACAGTTAGAATATCCTGTGCAAAAGTAGAAGCACAAATAGAAACCATAGAAGGTGTTGAATTTATTAGATCAATGAGTAAAGTAAATTAATGGCTACACTATCAGAATTACAAAAAGAACTTAGATCTGTTAAAAAAGAAGTTAGAGAACTAAGAACACATAACAAGTTTTTATTAGATAGACTTGATTTAGCACATGAAAAAAATGCTAAATTAAGAGAAGAAAAAAACAACATGACTGTAGATGATGTTGTGTTGATGCAGAAAGCTAAAGCTGAATATGCTTCTTCTGTAGAAAAATCAATTAGTGAACAATTATCTATACAAGAAAAAGTTCATTTAAACTCATCAGGATTATCCAATGGCAACACAGTCGGAGAAAATAAATAAATTAGAAAAAGATATCCTGTTAATTAAAAAGGATATCGAGATTATCAAATCTAATCATCTTAAACATATTGAAACAGATATTAGTATGATTAAAAAAGTCATGTGGTCTGTAGGATTCTTAGTATTTTCTAACCTACTGGCATTACTCATGACACAGTTCAATTGAAATTTTACTTAATCATTGTCTTTTGCGTACAGTCTTTAACAAGTCCATTAGATCAAACTTGTGTAGTAGAGCCTCTATATGAGAAGTTTAATAGTGTAGGGGAATGTCTTGCATATGTGGATAACTTTAGATACAGTTTAAGAGAGAAAACAGATTTGTACATTACAGGGTTTTGTACACAGAAGGAACACAATGTCATTTGAAGAACTAAAAGATAGAATCAAAAAACATGAAGGTTATCGAGCTGATGTTTATAAATGTAGTGAAGGTTTTGATACTGGTGGGTATGGTCATAAAATTATACCTGGAGAAGATATACCTACGACAGAAGAAGGTTGGAGTGAACTATTTGAAAAAGATTTCCAAACTGCCTGTGATGGTGCAGATCGTGTACTCGGTGATTGTGATATAGATACTACCGCAAAAGAAGTAGTTATAGAAATGGTTTACCAAATGGGTGAAGGTGGTGTATCTAAATTTAAAGGTATGTTATCAGCTCTTAGAGAAGGTAAGTATACTGATGCTTCTGATGAAATGATTGATTCTCTTTGGTATCGTCAAACACCAAATAGAGCATCAGAATTAGCATTAATAATGAGGGAGATAGATGTTGCTTAATTTATTAGGTCCAGTTGCTGGTGCTGTATTTAAAACCATAGACAAAGTAGTAGACAATAAAGGTGAGGCAGACAAACTCAAAGCCAAAGTACAAGAGAAAATTATATCTGGTGAACTAGCAGAACTAGAAGGTGCTGCTAAGATCATACAGACAGAAGCACAAGGGGGATTCTTACAAAGAAACTGGCGACCAATTATGATGTTGGTCTTTGCTGGTTTAATGGTAGCCCATTGGTTTGGTTATACTGCACCTAATATTCCAGAATCTGTACAGAACTCACTACTAAATATTATCTTAGTAGGTATTGGAGGATATACTATTGGTAGATCAGGTGAAAAAATCGCAGATAGATTTAAAAAAGACAAGTAGATCATACAAGAAGAAATTAACTAACCCTCCTACGGTCCTTAAAACAGGAAATATGGATAAAATTTTGGTCATTTCTGACCTTCATATACCATATCACCACCCTGATAGCTTTTCTTTCCTTAACAAGCTGAAGAACAGATATGATTGGGATAAAATAATTAATATCGGTGATGAAATGGATTGGCACTCCATCAATGTAAGCCATGTCATCAACCCAGATCTTCCTTCGGCGGCTGATGAACTAGAAGTAGGTAAGTTCTGGATGAAAAAACTAGAGAAGATGTATCCAGACATGACACTACTAGAATCTAATCATGGATCTATGGTACTGCGTAGAGCTATGGCAAAAGGAATGTCTAAGTTCTTCTTGAAAGACTACAATGAAATACTTGATGTATCATCTCGGTGGAAATGGAAAGAATACCATTGGGAAACAAACAGACTAGGCAGAATATATTTTGCACATCAAGTATCTAAGAACATTGTCAAGTCAGTACAACTTATGTCTGCTTCGGTATGCCAAGGACATTATCACACGCAGTCAAATATAGAGTATGTAGGTAATGACTTTCATTTAAACTGGGGTATGTCAGTAGGTTGTCTTGTAAATAAAACATCTCTTGCTATGGCATATATGAAAATCAATGTAGCTAAACCAATACTATCTTGTGGTTGCATCATAAATGGTGTACCTTACTTAATACCAATGTTATTAAGGAAGGATGGTTCTTGGGATGGGCAAATATACATCTAAAGATAAAAAATATTTTAATAAGATCATACAGCATGGATGCTGCGTACCTGGTTGTACATCTAATTCACCTATGAATGTCCATCACTTACGAGGTTCTCAGGTTCAATTTAAAAGATCTAATCAGCTTGTAGTACCTTTATGTTTTGAACATCATTCGGAACTGACATGGGGTAAGTATAAACCAGAAAATAAGTTTTGGGAATACTATGAATTTGATGCGTTAGAATATGCTAATGAACTGTGTGATTTGTACTTGG